GAGGACGTTTTCAAACTCTTCTCTAATTCTTTTCTTCATAGAATCGGAGACTTGGAGGTTAGAAAGCTCGATATCGATAGGATGATCGTCTAACTCACCTGCGATTGCCTCATTAACAACATCGTTGATAGCAGCATCCGCTTCTGGATGCAAACTCATCTCACGATATCTACCAATGAGATCCATCTCCGTGCCTTTCGATGACTCTTTGTCACCAAAATCCACATACTGTCCGAAATAACCACCCGCTACAATAGGTTCGGCAGCGTCCTCACTATCTTTACGCACGAAAGAAGGACCCTTCGCGTTTGGCGAGGAGCCCTTCTTCTTGCGATCAAGAGAATAACCAAATAGTTGTGCCATTCAAATATGTAACTAGGTTGTAGTTATTTAGCGACTTCCAAAAACCTACTTTTGCTGATGGTGTGCTGCGTTAACGTCTGACGCATATGTCCAGTACTGAACCTGGAACTCTACAGTGTATTCTTCTGGTGTGTCGTTACTATCCCATGCAAGATCGATTGCTGAGATGTTACTTGGCCAGATACCCTCAAACTTGTATGCTCTGGTTTGCTCAGACTGTCTGTCATATTGACGGACAACAGCATTAGTTTGATATTGTTGAGGTGCGTCGAATGATTGGAAATTCTGCTGAAGTGCTTGGATCTGTGTAGACCAATTTTCCAGTTGACTTCTAATCACGAAGTTAGCGTCGTTGAGTACTGTAACAGTCCATGGTTCGAATGTCCTGTCACCTGCAATTTTAATAGTACGTCCCCTATATGGGACTTCGATTACACCGACGGTAGACGCGGGGATGTTTGCTGCTTTGACAAGCAACGTTGCAAGTGTAGAATCAGTATTAGTTTCACCTGCAGCGGCTTCTGCAGCATCACCTGCTCCACCTGATCCTCCGATTCCTGCTCCTTCCAATCCCGCTTGTGGGAAAGTTAATTCGACTTGAAACAGATTGGGGCGGGCAAGATCCCCAATCTTATTTCTAAAATCAAATATAGGAGAGTTAATCTGCCCTCCCTCTATATTATTTGCCATGAGTTTAATCTCCTAAAATTTGAAATTGACTACGAAGTCGTAGCACGGTTTACTTAGGTTGCAACTTCAGAGAAGCTAGCTCCAGTCCTTGTTGCAGTAAAGGTTAGAGTAATGAAGTTAATAGATCTAGTAGGTTTGATGAAGATCTCAGCATAAAACTCTCCTCTGTCAATAGACTCAGGTGGGTTGTTAGTGCTGTCGCAGACAACCAAGAAGTCAGTAACGCCACGTCGTGACTGTACGGATCTCATGAAAGGTTCTACGATATTCTTGAAACCTTGGCGAGTAAACTCGTCATTCAATTCAAAGAGTTGTGTCTTAGCAGCTTGTGCAATCGCACCTTCCAAGACAAGGAATAGACGTCTTACGTTGATTCTATCGAATGCAGACTGATAAGCGAGAGCGGTCTTGTCTCCGAAGAGGACGATACCTTCGCCAGGGAATGCAACGATTGGGTTAACTCTAGCAGCGTAAAGTCTATCTCTGTGATCTTTAAGAGGAGAGTAAGCAAGTTTAACTGCGTTACGAAGTTGTCCTCTATTGAAACCTGCAGGTGAGAACCAAGGTTCCTGATTCAGAGTTGTGCTAAGTGTAAGACCTGCAATGTCTGCGTTACATGGAATGTAACGATAAACATCGTTGTAACGGTCATAGATGTATTTGTAGTTATTGTCAAATACTGCGTATGAGGAAGATGAAAGTTGATCAAAGAAACTGATAGTCTTGTCAACAATGTCTGTTACGTTAGGAATACCGATGACGTCTGCTCTGTATGGAGAAACAAATGCCATGCAATCCTTACGAGTGCTTGCAATGTCGATTACCTTCTGTGCCTTAGCGATTGTGTCACTCATGTTGCTCATTGAAGGTCCCATAAGGACGTAATCAACTTCTTGAGTTTCAGCATCACTAAAGAGATCGTAACCTGCAAGTAGTGAAGGTCTGTCAACAGTGTATCCATCAACTCCACCTTGGAGGTGATACTTAACTGATCCGTTATTCTTAGTGCCGATAACAGGAATGCTGTTAGGGTCAAGACCAGAAGTGTCGTCTCCACCGAAGAGAGCATTGTCTGACTTAAGGAGGTCAAAGTCTCTGTTGACTACGCTACCACCCCATGATCCGTCGGCAGTGCCAGAGCGGTCAAAGATGTTAGCAGTTTCGTGTGATCCCCAGTAGATATACTGAGACTTATTCATCAACACGTCAACATAGTAAAGTGACTCACCTTGAGGTGACTTAGCGTCAGATCCTTTAGACAAGTTAGTAAACTTCTCAAGCAATGCACCAGGTGTGCCTGTAAGTGCTCCGTCTCCATCAAGGACAAGGACGTGCAACAGGTCTCTGTATCCACCACGCTCATCTGCCCATGCTGATGTGCCTGGTCTTGGAGCAATGTTGATCCACTTCTCTCCTTGACCATAAGGTCTAGACTCATAGTCACTAGCAACTGCAACAGCAGATACTGTAGCAGCGTTTCCGTCTACAACAGTTTGGTTTGCTTGGAAGAGAGGAGAAGTCTTGTTAAGAGAAACTCTCAATTCTCTAGAGATTGACAAGATCTTACCAGATGTGCCAGTAGCAGATCCAGGTGATCCTGCGTTGTTTGCCAACTCAGTAATAGTGTCGCCAACTTCCCAGTAGTCAGATGCAGTGCTGTCTACGCTGATCTCAAGTTTCTGAGTTTCCTTATCGTATGCAACAAGGCGTCCAGAAATGTTTCCAGAAAGACCATTGTAGAAGTTGTCAGCAACAAAGTTACCAACCAAAGTGCTATTCTCTTCAAGAGTAAGGACTACAGTATAAGAATAAACCTTACCGAAGATGTTAGCAGGAGAGTAAGAGATCTCTGCACCAGATGCAAATTCCCACTCAGCAGAAGATGGTTGTGCAAGGTAAAGGATTTGATCCGCACCTGCGTCGGTGATCACAACTCTTAGAGAGTTACCGTGAGTACCAGCAGTTTTACCTGCCCACTTCCAGTTGTTAGAAGCATCCTTAATAGTTGACTCGTATGCATCAAGATTCTTAATCAGAGGAGCAGTAATACCAGTAGAGGTTTGCTCGTTAATTGTAGTCTTGTTGGTTGAGACAGTTAGGAGAGTTACAGCAGATCCGTCAGTGTGTGCTGCAGCAGTTGTAGCAAGTGCACCACGAGTAACTGTAAGATCATTACCTGCGACACCTGAGACTTGAAGAATCTCGTCGTCAATTCTAATATAGGAGTTAGTACCTGCTCCGAGAGTTGCTACAGAAGCAACAGAGAGAGTGGTATCAGCATCAGTGAAAGTAGACCCTTCGTTAATAGTAGAAGCAGATCCTGCACCCTCGATGAGAGTAACTTGTGATCCTGCTGCGTGAGATACAGCTGCAGTTGCAAGTTGACCACGAGTAACAACAACGTCGTTACCAGAAACAGATCCGATTGAGACGATTTCAGCGTCAATCAAAAGAAGATCAGTTACATCGAAGTCAGTAGTAGACTGGACTGTAAGTGTAGTGTCGTTTGCACTAAAGACAGTATTGGTGAATTGTGCTGTGTCAATAGCATTCTTCAAAGAATTGCTCATTGCACGGACAATCTTCATGGTGCCACCATAAAGAAGATATTGTGCTGCACTAAACCAATACTCAAAATTTGAGTTAGTTGGTCTACCAAAAATTGCGAGAAGCTCCTTCTCACTAGTTACCGAGACGATTTGCTCTACTGGTCCTTTTTCAAAACTACCAACGATTGCGGCTACATTATCTACTGTAGCGTTAACAACGTTAGTTAGATCTCTTTCCAGTACAACAACACCTGGTGAAAGTTGCGTTGATGCCATGTTTGTATACTCCTAAAACGGGTCTAACAGATGCTATGAATATTTATTGTTTTAGGTATTTCAAAGGGGTGATCATGACGTGAGCATACTACCAGTCAGGATAGTCAGACCATTTTACTCTTCTCTTTCGGGATTTATTTACTCTTCTTATCGTGCATTCCTTACATGTATATGCATAGGCAGATGGGACGTTGCCTCGGTCTTTCTTTGTCATGTAAAAACCATCTATCAAGTCAAACGTCCTTAGACACCGCCTGCATTGTCTCTCTACAAATAGTAGATTTTCTAAACTAAATTCATCTTCAATATTCATCTTCGGACTTCCTTGCCCAATATCCAAATGTCACACCTGCAGTAAAGATTACAAGGACAAACAGAATGTTTCCCATTGATACTAGGTTGCCTTCAATAATACTCATTTTATAAAGTTATGTTTAGATGTGCTACTCTTTGTCCTATTGTGGATGACAATAAATCTATCTGCTGCAAAAGTCCCTGCAAGACAAACATCGATCTCGTCACCATCTTCCCAGTTTACATCACCATTCTTTTTGGTATGAAGCATTGCTTCCTGTATCTGGTCAATTACTTCTTTCGTTAATTTCATACTCAATTTCAATAACTTTTGATGACCTCCCTACGGAGTTTGCTCTAGTCAGTCTCTTCATATTACCACCTAATGACTTAGCGATGTGCTCTAATTCTTCTAGACATTGTGCTTCGAGATCCTCGTATGGATCGTAATACCTGTCAACTTTCATGAGATTCCGTATTGAGATAAGTCGTACTCTGGTATAGTTAGGGGAGCACCCTCACGAGGTTTTGGATTTCCTATCTTCTGTAGGATATCACCAGGTATTTTTTTAAGAGTGATGTCATAGGGTATGGGTGCGTTTGCTACGCATACTCTAATGCACTCAAGCTCTTCTTCAGTAAAGGTCATTTTTTCTTTGGATAAAGAGATTCAATTCTCTTCTTACGAAGTTCCTCCTTCTTTCTTCTTGCTTCCACCTGCTCATCCCACCATTTAACTGGCCAACGATTCATTTTCAGAGCAGCAATCCACAACTTCTTTTTAGGAAGTAGTAGATACTTTCTCATTAATGATTGCAGGGTTGGGACTTTCATTAATCGTCGTGATCGTCAAAAGGATCTTCCAATCCTTTATTATTAAAGAATGCCTTATTGATTCCGTAGAAAATAAACAACACAGTAATGACTGCAATAGAGATCATCAGTGTGATATTAGGATCATAGTTGGCATGCGGAATAATCGCATTACATTTTGTCCAAGTACCTGGTAAAGTATAGACTGGCGGACAGGATAAAAAAATCATCTAAATTCCCACATGTAAGATCGGTCTCCGTATTCATCAGTATGCCATCGATCGCCATCTTTGTCAACAAACGTCTCCTCTTCAAATCCATCATCGATGAAACCAAAGGGTGCCATGTCTGCTTCAATCTGCTCTTTCTGCTCTTGATACAGACGTGCTCTAACGTCATTGTCATGCAACTCTCTGAAGTAATCAGATGTTGCTAACCAACTAAAGATAACTATACACATGGCGAGGTCGTCATTGCAACCTTCTTCTGCTTCCCACGCTTGACCTTTCTGTATAAAAGTAGTTAACTCTGCAATTATATCATAATCTTGGAAGGTTAGTTTATCTGTTTCAATTAATGTTTTCATATTAGAACATCCAGTCTTCTTGACTGTGGTGCTCATCTTGACACCTAGTTGTGTCTTACTACCTGAGAATCCTTGTCCCACAACCTGTCCTGCACGTCCCCGCATAGCACACATCAATAGATTGTCATACTCAAGATCATACTGCAGGATATCCGCAACCTGACCGCCGATATCATTTACCTCTGCCATGATATACGCATGGTTATAACTGCATGCAACCTGATGAATTACATTAGGAAATAGCATAGGTTTAATTACATTATTCCTATACTTTGCTACGATGCGATATGGGATAGTGGTAGTGTCAAATACAATAAATGCTGAGTAATCCTTTGTAATACCTCTTGCTACGTCAACTGTCATCACATATGTATTGTCCGCAACAGGCTCTTCATATATGTCAAGTCCCGCATTCCTAGTCAAAGGATCATCATATGTGAGGATCTTTAACTTACTTGATGTAATCAGTGTATTGACAGATCCTAGAAACTCACACTCAAACTCTTGGTTAAACTGCTCTTCAGATGTGTTGGCAATAGTTTGCTCTCGCCAGTTTTCATCTCGACCTGGCACCTCAGACCAGTGCACTTCTGTAGTTACATACTCATTTCTCTTTAACTCTGCGTCATGCCAGAGTTTATAAAACATATTCATACCCTTAGGGGTAGAGATGATTATAACCTTAGTTGACTTACCTGAGGATATAGTAGGATACACAGAGCTAAAAAACTCATCAGCGATATGAGTCGGAATAAAGGCGAATTCGTCAAGAAATATAATGTTAAATGACATACCCCTGACAGCAGAAGCGGAAGTAGAAGCAGCCATGATTTTACTTCCATTCTCCAATTCCAGTGATCCTCTATTCCAGTTGACGACTCCTTGTTGGAGCCACTTGGGGAGATTTTCATATGATAATTGTAGACGTTGCAACATCTCACGAGCAGTCGCTGCCTTGTTAGCAAGGATTGCTACGTTTACGTTGTCATTGAAAATAGAATACCACAACAGATAGGCAGTAACAACTGTTGACTTACCTGACTGTCGTGGTAGTTTTGCTATATTAAATCTATTGTCGTGAAACTTATTTACCAT